AACCTGTAGCTCGTAGCCTTTTGTAGCTCGTAACTTACTTGCCTGCTTCTGCATTCTTAATCATCTGCTCGCTGGCGTACATATAAATATCTACGCGGCGATTCTGGCTGGCTGACATGCTGTCGTCATACTGATTGTAGCCTACGCCTTCCAGCAAGTCTTTTAATTTTTGTGGGAACATCGTTGTTCCTCCCCTTCAACCTTAATTTAAAAAGCAGGCTCTTCTGCTAATCTATGGATATTGTTTTCAAAAAAGAAATAAAATATGCGGTTATTTCCGGGACGTAATTCCCATATACCGTCCTCAATATGCTTTGTGACATCTTTGGGTAAACGAGTACAATTATCTTGTAATAGCTGTATATAGAGTACTGTTTGATTGTATTGAATACGGGCGTCTTTACTTGTTTTGATTTTTGTACGCAATAACTCTAAAAGATCCCATAGTTCAGATTTGCCGTGTGCATTTTCGTAAAATTCGATAGTGTACATTATTATTATACTCCGATATGTAGATTATATTTACAATATAATGATAGCATAAAAGCTATCAAATGTCAAGAAAAAGGAGAAAATTTATGAACATAATAAAATCAATATTCAAACCAAGAGACAAGCCTAAAAATCATACGGGAGACAGTATCGGCGGAGGACGTTCATTTCCTTTCGGGCGAACGTGGTCGGGAAAATCTGTGACGGAACGGTCGGCTATGCAGACAACGGCAGTATATGCGTGTGTTCGTATCATATCTGAAACGGTAGCAAGTCTGCCGATTCATCTTTATGAATACACGGACAGCGGAAAAGAGCGAGCCTTTACGCATCCGTTGTACAGACTTCTGCACGATATACCCAATCCTGAAATGAACAGTTTCATAATGCGTGAGGTTATGATGTCACATCTGCTTTTATGGGGGAATTCGTATTCACAGATTATCCGAAACGGTAAAGGTGAGGTTACGGCACTTTATCCGCTTATGCCGGAAAAGATGCGTATAGACAGAGGTGCGGACAGCAAAATATATTACACATATAACAGTGATAAGCAGGGGACATTTGTATTTCGCAAAGATGAAATTCTGCATATAGTCGGACTGGGATTTGACGGACTTGTGGGATACTCACCGATTGCTATGGCGAAGAATGCGATAGGACTTTCTATTGCTGCCGAAGAATACGGCTCAAGCTTTTTCTCAAACAGCGGTACACCAAGCGGAGTTTTGGAACATCCGGGAGTTTTGAAAAAGCCTGAAAAAGTTCGTGACGCATGGAATGACGCATACGGCGGAAGTTCAAATGCACACAAGGTTGCAGTGTTGGAAGAAGGAATGAAATTCAATCCGATTTCGATAAATCCTCATGAGGCACAGTTTCTTGAAACAAGAAAATTTCAGGTGAATGAAATATGCAGAATATTTCGTGTTCCTCCGCATATGATTGCCGATTTGGAAAAATCAAGTTTTAACAATATAGAACAGCAGTCGCTTGATTTTGTAACGAATACAATCCGACCGTGGCTTGTGAGGATAGAGCAGACAATATTTCAGCAGCTTCTGACAGAAGAAGAACAGAAGAAATACTTCGTAAAATTCAATGTTGACGGACTTCTGCGAGGGGATTTTAAAAGCCGTATGAGCGGATATGCTATCGGCAGACAGAATGGGTGGTACAGTGCAAACGATATAAGGGAATTGGAGGATATGAATAAAATACCTAAAGAACTTGGCGGTGACAGATATTTGTGTAACGGCAATATGGTTGATATAAATAATGCCGGAAATTACAACAGCGGGGGTGAAAGTGAAAATGAGTAAATTTTGGAGGTTCAAGACTGTTAAAAACAAAATAGACGAAGAAAATGAAAGCACAGAAAATGTGCTTTTTTTAAATGGTGTAATTGCTGAAGAAAGCTGGTACAGCGATGATGTAACACCGAAAATGTTCCGTGATGAACTTAATCGGTACGACGGTGATATTACGGTATGGATAAACAGTCTGGGCGGTGACTGTTTTGCGGCAAGTGAAATATATACGGCACTGAAAGAACACAACGGCAAAATTACCGTTAAAATAAACGGCATTGCGGCAAGTGCGGCATCTGTAATTGCAATGGCTGGGGATATGGTTGAGATGTCTCCGACATCAATGATTATGATACATAATCCTTCAATGATGCTTTACGGACAGGCATCGGAACTTGAACAAGGTATTGATTTTCTTAACGAAGTAAAGGAATCAATTATAAATGCTTATCAGATAAAGACCGGACTGTCACGAAGCAAACTGTCACATTTGATGGACGGAGAAACATGGATGAATGCACATTCGGCACATGATATGGGGTTCTGCGACAAAATCCTATACGGCAGTGATGACAGCACTGATAATCAAGATATGATTTTTGACAAAACAACAATGGTGACCAATACCATTGCCGCAATGCGTAAGAAGCTTAAACCGATAGTCAAGCCGGAAGACTCCAAGTATTGTATTCCGTCAGAACAGTTTGAAACAAGATTAAATTTATTGAAATAATGGGGGTAATATAAATGGCGTCAATAACTGATTTAAGACAAAAAAGAGCAGCGTTATGGGAAAAGACAAAGAAATTTCTTGATAATGCAAAACGAGAAAACGATATGCTTTCGGCAGAGGACGTAGAAACATATGAAAAAATGGAGAGTGAAATTGTTGCTCTCGGCAAAGAGATAGATATTTTAGAACGTCAGGCAGAGATGGAAAAAAGATTGAATTCTCCGGTTAATACACCCGTTCTTGAAACACCTAAAACGAACGGTAATATAAAAACGGGCAGAGCAAGTGACGAATATAAGCAGGCGTTTTGGAAACTTATGAAGAATAATCAGCTGTCATATTCGGTACATGATACGTTGCAGATTGGTACTGACAGTGACGGCGGATATCTTGTTCCGGACGAATACGAGGCAGTTCTTATTGATAAACTTGCCGATGAAAACATTATGCGAGGATTAGCTACAATCATAACAAGTGCAAACGGTGATAAAAAAATTCCGGTAGTTGCATCTCACGGTGAGGCTGTGTGGACAGATGAAGGCTCGGAATACACTGAAAGCGATGATGAGTTCGGAACTGTATCTCTTGGAGCTCATAAGCTAAGTACGATTATAAAAGTATCGGAAGAACTGCTCAATGACTCCGCATTTAATCTTGAAACATACATATCATCAGAATTTGCAAGAAGAATGGGTGCGGCAGAGGAATTGGCATTTATCAACGGCAACGGTACAGGCAAACCGACAGGTGTTTTAAATACGGCTGAAGTAGGGGTTACGTCTGCTGCGTCAAACGCAATTACGACAGATGAAATAATTGACCTATATCACAGTCTTAGAACACCGTATCGAAAGAATGCCGTATTTATGTCAAGCGACAGTACAATAAAGGCTATAAGAAAACTTAAAGACAGTAACGGTCAGTATTTATGGCAGCCGGGTCTGCAGGCGGGACAGCCGGATACAATTCTTAACCGTCCGATACATACTTCTGCATATATGCCTGAGATAGAGTCCGGCAATAAGATATTGCTGTTTGGTGATTTATCATATTATTGGGTGGCTGACAGACAAGGACGTTCGTTCCAAAGATTGAATGAACTTTTTGCAAAGAACGGACAAGTCGGTTTCCGTGTATTCCAAAGATTGGACGGAAAGCTGATATTGCCTGAATCGGTTAAGACTGTTCAGATGAAATAATAGGAGGGTAAAATGAAAATAAAGATAACAACTTCATGCTCGGGTTTGACTTTCAGTTTTTCTGAAGGTCAAACTGTTGATGTTGACAAGAAAATAGGCGAAGATTTGGTTCAGTGCGGATTTGCGGAAGAAGTAAGGGACACTAAAATAACAAGAAGGGACACTAAATCTAAAACAGTGCAATCCAAAACGGAGGAAGAAAATGCTGACGATTGAAGAGGTTAAACAGTATCTGCATTTGGATTCTGACGCAGAGGACGACTATCTCCGAATACTCATTATCTTAGCAGGAGAAATGTGCGAAAATTATACACGTCTTGCAATGCCTGATGAACTGCCGGAAAGCTATAAACAAGCTATGCTGGTGTGTATAGGATATTTCTTTGAACAGCGTGACGGAACTAAAAACGGTGTACCGAGTATATTTTATACATTGCTGAGACCATACAGAAAGGCGGTATTTTAATGGACTTTTCAAAACTGCGTCATCGGGTTATATTTTTGAAACCGCTTGATAAAAGATTAAATTCAATGAATGAAAATGTGCCTGTGTGGATTCCGTTCAAACCTAAATTAAGCAGTGACATTAATGCCGCTGAAACTTCTGTGTATGTGCTGACAGATAACAAAGGCAACGCAGTATGGAAATCGGCAGGCGGCGGACAGCTGTATTCACATCAGCTTTCTTTGAATGAGTATGCCGTATGGGCAAATGTTTCTCCGATGTCGGGACGTGAGTACGAGGAGTCACAAAAACTGCGTGCAGAAACCACCTACAAAATTACAACAAGGTATTTTCCGAATATAACCGAGGATATGAAAATTATGTTTGGACTAAAGGTTCTCAATATTGTTTCTGTTCTTAACATAGGTGAAAACAATACGGAAT